TGTTTTGATTTCTTTTGATCTTCGTTAGACATAACTATTTATTATATAATAATAAACAAGGTTATGTAAAATTAGTTAAAAAGTCAAGCTATTCATAATTAATAACTTTTTTGTTTTTTCTTATCTGGTGAGGGTTGAAGTTATCCCAAAAATCTCTTGTTGGATCTGGTATTGCGTTTTTAATATCTATAGTTACTGGTCGAGCCATAGAAATATATCTTAAAACATCTAATAAATGATCCTCTAACGAGGTGTCCAAATCTTCAGGCTTCGTTTTATCGTATTGCATTATTGGTAAAGTTCTAATTAAATTTTTGCAACTCTCTGTTATATATATCAGAGGCTTGCCATCTCTACCTGTTAGCCTGCTTCTTATCTGTTGCCAGCCTGCGACCCTTTTATTATCTGCTCTTTCATAAATACAACCATATTTTGCTAATTCCTCAGCTTGAGTCATTCCCATATTCTTTTTACTTTCATCAAATATTGCAGGATCGGCAACTTGCTTATTCATTACTTCGTTATCTTGCATTTGCATCGTGTTTTTAGCTATTTCTGGCAATTCCATTTTTAAACCTTTATTAGGTTTTCCTGTCCATCCGTAATATTCTCTATAAATTATTAATGAGTCTCTAGGGAAAGAAACATGTTTACCATTTATATTTATAAGACTTCCGTCACTTATAGCACCCCATAACACACCAAAAGGGGCGGAATATCCCCAGTCAAAACCTCTGATTTTATACCAATCGTGGGGGATTTCAAAATCTTTTACAATATGAATATCTTTGTTGAAAGTATCAAAATAAGCTCCCTCAATAGCATCCCAATCTCCATCAAGCATTGCTTTTGCTAATGCACCACCTAAACCAAGTAATTTATGCTTATAAAGTGGGTCGTTTTCTGTCATGGTCGGATTATCTTCTAATTTAGCAGGAATAAATTGTCTTGTCATTCCCCCTTCTTCATTAGACATTTGGTAAATTTCTAAAGGATTTTTGTTGTCTATAAATTCACTTTTAACAAATTCATGCCCTACTCCTCCAGGATTAGAACCGCAAACAATTCTTGGTAAAACACCAAACAAACCTTCTGGAACTTGTAAACCACCAATACGGACTCTGCCTCTTAGAAATTTATAAATATATTCGCTAAAATGTGTCAATTCATCTATTAGCAATACATTAATTTCCACACCTTGATATTTGATTACATCCTTCTCGTGTTGGCAATGGCATAGATGAATTTTTGCACCATTCCAAAAAGTTATTTGAGCAGTGGAATAGTTAATTGAAGCTAAATTTTTATTTACCATTTCAGACAATATCTGCACAAATCCACTTGATCCGTCTAAATGGTTCTTTTTTAAATCTTCTGATAATCTTCTAAATAGATAAATTTGTATATTAGGTACTTTTAAAGCATAAGCTAATGCTAAAACTCTCATACAATGAGATTTACCACCACCAGCAGCACCACCATATAAGATTTCTGTTGCTGTACTGGTAAAGCAGGTTGATTGTCGAGGGTGTAAGTCAAACTTCATAATAGCCTAGTTTTTGCAATTTCTTTAATAATTTTGGTGCTTCGTCATGGGCTTCTGATCTAAGCCTCATTCTTTCATGCTCTTTTTTATTATAATTTTCTATTTCCAATAAATCATTAAATACTTCTTGTAATTCTTGGGGAAATATTAAATTGTTAAGCTTTACTATTTCTAATACTAAAAAATAAATTATTAAAATAAACTTTTGACCATCTACGCCACTTGAAAGCATTTTTTTTATTCCTGAGTCTTCATTAAGTCTTGCGATTCTGTTTTGAATTCTTACTAATCGCTTGCTGTTTTCTGGTTCACGAATTTCAATTCTGAAAAGTTTATCTGGTTTCTTATTCGTAATTATACCAAGAATTGTTTGAATTTGATCTTCAGTAATCTTTAGCATTTTTTCTCTTGTAGACTCTTCTTTAAAATCTATTGCATATTTTATTACAAATCTTAATTGAATAAAAATAAAAGCTTTTTCTATTCTTCTTTTTTCTGATTTATATGACATTATCTTCTTTTAGTTTTATCCATAATTTAGCTGCTGCTGTTGCTATATTGCCTTCTTCATAACTTAAAAATATTTCTAGTACTGCATATCTTGAGTGACTATAGTAACAAATGCTATTCTTAGAGATTACTAAATGATACATATTGTTATCAACCTTTATTAATTGCGGCAGTTCATTTAATATCTGCTCTAATGTGTAGCAAGTAATCAGATCTTGTATTCTATCTATTTCAAAAAATGGTAGATTGTGATAATATTCTGGCTTACCTTTCCAATAAACAAACTCACTTTCCGAATCATCAAAACCTAATTCTTTTAATCTTTTACTTGTTTCTAAGTCTGTGCAAATCTTTTTTAGCATAGTTTATTTAATTATATTATATATTGCTTGCCTACTAACTCCAAATTGCTTGGCAATCTGATTAACTGTTTTATATTGAGATAGTTTTAATATCTCTTTATGGTCTAATACACGAGGCCTGCCAGCTTTCTTATTTGATCTGGCTAGACCTTCTTTTATTCTTCGGCTGTGTTCTGTAAATTGCTCTGGAGTTAGTTTCATATGTAAATATTATGATATTCTTCTATTTCGATTAGCTTTCTATCTTTTATTACTTTTTCTACATAACTATTTAATGTTTTTGGCACTCTTAACGATCTATCTTTACGATATATGCCATAAGTTTTTAATTCATAATGCGAAAAAATAGTTTTATAATCATAAATAGACTCAGATGATCTGTCCCACTTCGTGACTTTTACTATCCATGTGTCAGACTCTTCTGGATTTGTTGCGTGTCTTATTGCTTCACCCCATGTAAATCCTGCAAATATTCTGCCTGATCCTATTTTGTTATTTATTATCATAGTTTTATATTATTACGCCTTTATTTTGCAAATTGTCGCATATTCTCATTATTATTATATCTTTCTTATTTTGCGGAGTATTACAAAAAGCTTCGTCTACTCGATCAAAAACAGCATTGCGATAAGGTTTATTGTTTTCTATATCTTTTTTTATTAAAAAAGTTAATTCTGTTATTTTTTTAAATATAGTCATAGTTTTTTTGTATTTATGTGTTATTTTAAGAATCTATAAAATTAGAGCTTAAGTTTAAGCCTATTTTTCTTAATTTTTCCTCTAATTCATTAAAAGACTTTCTGCCAAAATTGCTTATTTTTAATAGATCAGAAGGACTTTTTCTTACCACATCACTAATATAGTTTAATCCCTCGCTTCTAAGACAATTAAGACTTCTTGTAGATAAGCCTAATTCATCAATGTTTTTTACAAACTTAGTATTTATATCGCTAATAGGAAGTATTTTAAAATTGTTGTCTATAAGCAGTTGATCTATTGTTTCTACAATATCTTTATTAAAAGCATGCAATGAAGCAACTTCTCTTATTTCTAATATGCCTCTTAATAAATTAGCTGCTAAATCTTTGCTATCTTGTGAATTAATAATATTTAAATCTATTGTTATATCTTTTTTCATGTTTTTTTTATTTAAGCTTGAAGGGAGGTTTTTTGTTTTTCCTCCCTCTTACATTATATAACGCCTTGATTTTTCATATTTTGGTATTGTTCTTTTCTTAATAATTCGATACCGACAAGAATTTGATGTGCCGAATTTTTTGGAAAAGTGTTTTTAATAGCTTGCTTAGTTCTTTCATAATCTGTAAATATCATAATCATATTTAAAGCTCGCATTTGATCAAATCCGTTTTTACAGTTTTTTAAAGCGGAGTCCTTAATTCTCTCTTTGCGTGAATATTTGCATATTTCAAAGAATTTGTCATATTTATTAGTCATAGTTTTTTTTGATTTAAGTTAATTATTCCTTAATAATAACAATGATGATTTTACTTGTCAAGTAAATATATGAATTATTTACAATTTAATTTATACCAATTTTTAAAAGTCAATACTGGTCTTTGCTTCTCTGTTTCTTCATATTCGTAATCA